AAAAAAGACTTAGGGAAGGTGCCGAACACGGGCCAATCCGAACCATCCTTACGACAAATTTGAGCATGATGTTCAGTCAGCTCAACAAGATAGTCACCGGGGATCAAAGAAAGATCACCAATGTCTACCAGTCGATGAGGGATGGAAGGTTGACCAACCCATGCCAGACGGGGAAAGCGGGCCTTGATCCAAAGCAAGAAGGCGGAATGAGCATTGCCAAAATCGCTGGAAGGAAGATCAGGGAAGAGAAGGTCGTCTTTGGGCTCGGGAGAAACGGAATGTTGCCGCTGAGAAGTGGGAGCTGGAGGGGGTGAAGTCGGAGTTCTGGCCACCGGTGGAGTGCTAGGACGGTCCTGGTCAACAGGATCACCGCCAGAAGAAGAGTCGGAAGAAAAGATAGAAGAGGATCGTCGACGATCCTGTGAAGTGGAGGCATGCGGAGGAACGGGCATGCTTGGACTAAGCGGGGGGGTTGGCCTAGTTGGTGATGGGCTGTGGGGAGGCTGATTCGTCCCTGTCTCGCTCCCAGAGAGAGAGGCTGGATCCTAAGCTTTGACCGGACACACACCATGAAGATGAAGATCAAAAGAAACAATGATCTTGACTTTGGCGGGGCCTTGAAGGAGGAGCACTGGAGGTTCACCAATTAACACCTTCGGCTTCAACTGCTTGGCAATGTACACATTGAAGGGCACATTGGCAGTTGGATGGTAGGAATTGGTGGCAACGACGGGGCAAGGTCCAAAGGCGGTCATGGTCGGGGAGGTCCAGGAATCGGGCACGAGGGTGGCGTAACAGGTGCCAGCACACCAGATGGAGATATTATCTATGCCGACGAGAGTGCGGGTCTCGGCATACTTCTTGATGAGGGTTTCGTCGAGGAATTTGATAACCTTGACGACGTCGGGTTGGATCTCTACGGTTGGGGAAAGACGGATGGTTTCGGCATTGATGGCGCCGAGAGGGCCCATAACTTGTTGTCCGTCGGCCATTGCTTGAAAAGTTAGTGGTTAGATGTTCAAAAGGAGGAAGGGAGCAAAGAAATTGAAAATACTTGAGAATACTTAATCAAGGCTAATAGGATCAACCCATGGAAGTCAGCGAGAAGAACTGTTTCAGCAACCTGGAGGGTAAAAGCTTCAGAGGAATGTGGGAATAGGCCGCAATGTTAATCGTCTTAAGATGAGGGACCAGGGTGGAGTGACGGAAACAGAAGTCAATGGTCCATTGTTGAGCTTCTTGGGCAAGTGGCGGAAGATACTGGTAAAGGGCGTCGCCGCAATCATAAGCAAACTGGGCTTCCAGGAAGTAGTTGTCCAACACGCGTTCGAGATCACCACGAGCCTGACGATAAACGATCTTCAGAGCTAAGAGAATTGGATGGCGCACAACTCCGCAGGGGTACATGAGCCAACCGCAAAATTCTGGAATGTCCGAGTAGAAAGTCTTGCCAACAAGTGAGAAATGGTGACTTAGCCGCTGCCAAGAGGGATGATCCGTGAGTGGGCCGAAGAATAAGGAATCGTCGCCAGAGAAGGCACAAGCGAGCGTCCGAGGAATGTGGTACCGAGTTTCCATATAGGCCATGTTCCAGAACGTGTTGAAGTCGTAAGTGCCGAATTCGCCAGTAAACCGCATGATTGCCGAGAAGCCGAACTGAGTCCTCATCGAAAGCTTGATCCACCGGTAGAGATCGACCAAGGAAATTGGGATGCCACAGTACTCCATAAATGCTAGTTCAAACGATAGGGTCTCCTCGGTGCAAGATTGGTCGTAGGCGGTGAAATCACAGGTGAAAGTGCTCTTGCCAGTTGCGTGGGTCTTGCTCCAATCAGACATCTGAGCGATCGTTTTGCCACCATGAAGGTAAACATTATCAGGAAGAGTTGCCTTCAAGACTTCGCGCATGTAACGGGCCACGGGACCAAGTTCAAAAACATTGAAGTCGGGGCTGGTCACCAGGGTCTGGCCAGCCTTGGCAATTGATGCTTGCGGAATTCTCGGTTCGGAGTAGTCATGCCAACGTACAGACCAAGCGAGAGTCTCGGCTTTGGCCTTATGTTGAGACTTGACGAAGCAGTCCATGTAGTTAAGAGCCCAGTCCGGGTCCGACCTGTCGATGTTATTCCAAATGGTGGCAATGGGCTTGTCCAGTTTTCGGGCGACCGTTTCGCTGACGCAACGAGCAAACAAGATGGGATCAAAA